CCTTCAGTGATCACAATGTTTGGGTTGATAGTAGCATAGTTCTTGAGAACTTGCATAGTCTTTTCAGTTAATTCCATAATATATCTCAGTTTGTTTGTTTATGGGTGTATTATAACATAGAACTTTAGGGATGTCAAGCGACTTTACTAAAGTTTTTCTCTTTAATGAATTCAATCTTTGAATCAAAGTATTGCTCCAGGATTGCTCCTTTATGACTGATAACAAAGATGCTAGAATCACCATCCATACTATCAATTATCTTAGTCAGGTTATCCACACCATCAGCATCAAGAGATGAATCAAAAGTCTCATCTAGTATCAGCAGATTAGTGGCAACACTGTTCTTCATCTTAGCGATCATACGCCAAGTAAATAGTAACGCCAGATCGATGCGTTGCTTCTCACCCTCAGAGAACGAATCATACGAGAACGAATCACGGTGACGCGAACGAATAGTTTCTTTGAAAGTGTCATCTAGGTCAAACGAGACATAGAAGTCCAGAATCTGGAGATACTGATTCGTAAGTTTATTAATGACAGGCAAGTACTGCTTAATGATTTTGGTTTTAATACCAGTATCTTTCAACAGTTCTGCTATAACAACACCGTATGATCCTTCATCAGCAATCACGATATGCTCATCATGTAAAACTTGCTTGCTCGATTCGAGTTCTGATTTCGCCTCTAATGCCTCATCAATACTTGCTGTCTCTTCATCAATCTTAATAAGGTCATTCTGAAGAACTGACATACGTTTCTGCCACTCGTTCACTTGAGCATTGCTGATATGTACATCATTAATAGCAGAGACTAGTTGCTTGCTATGCGTCTCTACACTTCCACGTCTATCGTCGAGTTCGTTGATTTTGGTGGACGCTTGGGTTCTACCTTCTTCGAGTTCTTCTCCCTTAGTTCGTGCGTGTGCTGTTTTTGTTGATTTAAGGGATTCTTCGATGTCCTGGTCACAGGTTGGACAGATGTCATTACTTTCATAGAATTTAATTTCCTTCGCAAGTTCTTTCTGTTTAACCTGAAACTGATGGTCGTACTTCTCGAACTCTACTCTCTGCTTGTTTATCTTAGCAAGTTGTGACTTTACTTGTGTCAGTTCATGCTCAAGATCAGCAGTATTAGTTGCTATACGTTCATCAATCTTCTCGCCTAACTCAGTAATCTCTACCTGCTTCTTCGCTTTCTGTTCGGAACTAAGTAGACGAAGTGTGTTCACATATCGTTCTTGGTTCTTAATCTTATCACGAATCAACTCTAACTGAACTTGATTAGTCCGACCCTTCTCACGTAACACAGACATACGCTCTTTAAGAATACCATTCATCTTAGAGAATACGTTAATGTCAAGTAGGTCTTCGATCACATCTCGTCTATGTTGAGCAGGGAGTTGCATGAATGGAACAAATGAAGATGATCCAAGAACAACTATCTGGTGAAACGATTTGTGATTCAACTTCAGAATATTCTTCTCAAGTACTGACTGATACTCCTTGTTGTGACTGTCCTGATTGACCAGAACATTATCTTTCCATATCTCGAAAGTGTTAGGTTTAATACCACGATGAATCTTATACTCACTTACACCAACAGAGAACTCTACTTCAACTTCAGTTCCTTTATTGTTGATAGAATTGATCAACTGATTCTTCGTGATACTCCGATGTGCCTTACCGAACAGTGCGAATGACAGAGCATCCAACATCGTAGACTTACCTGCACCGTTCTGACCTACTACAAGAGTAGACCTAGAACGATTCAGTTGGATCTCAGTGAAACTATCACCGGTCGATAAGAAATTCTTATATCTTAGTTTTTTAAAAATAATCATACTATATCTAGGGTCTGTGCCTCAATCATTAATTGTCGAACTTCGCCTTTGATACGATCTTTATCTAAGACTGTATCTACAGCGTCTATGTAAGTATACAACAAATCTTCGGTAGAGTCAACATTTATTTTATCATCATCAACATCATCACCCATAAACTCAGAAAAGTTCTCTGCAATCTTCAGTTCATGTATCTGTTTCATCTGCAAACGATCCACGAACTTCTCGAACAATTTAGGTTTAGATTTGTTCACTACAACTAACTTGACATACTTATGGTCTACGTCAGGTAGTTCACCAATGCCATACTTGTAGTCTGCTTTCTCTACTGTATCATCATAGTACACACGTTCAAAGATACGTAGTGGATTATGTACAGGTGTCAGTTCACGAGTGTCTGTGTCTAGGACATGGAAGTACTTAGGATCATGTGCATCAGACCAGAAGAACTCGTACTGTGACCCAAGATAATGAATCGGTCCTTGCTGTGACTTGGTATGGAAGTGACCAGATAGAACCATTTCGAATCTATCGAACGTCGATGATTTCATACCATGTACACAAGGGATACCCGCTTGCATCTCAAACCCTTCTAACTCCAAGTGCGCACCTACATGAGATGCTTTACACGTAGCAAGAAACTCCATCGTGTGCTTTTCGTTATCTTGGTTTATCCACGGAACAAGTGCAAAATCAAGACCATCATAATTAACAACAGTAGGTTTTTCGATGATACGAACCTCTGCCATATAATGTCCGAGTAGTTCTTTTAGAGCATTCAGTTGATTCGTGTTCTTGTAGTACACATCGTGATTGCCCGGGATAATGTCCATGTGTATACCATACTCACGGAGTTTCTCTAGGAATATCTTACGATTGTGTTCTAGTGCCTTAAAGTTAATGGTCTTTCTATTCTCATAATAATCACCAAGATGTACAATCTTAGTAATACCGTTCTCTTTCAGATATGGAAAGAATACATCGCGATAGAATCTCTCTTGATAGTCCATGAAGACTTCAGAAGAATTTCTTACACCACAATGGGTGTCATTTAGAAAAGCAATCTTCACCGTTATTCCTCAAAGTGACCAGTCAAATCAGAATCAACAGAGCGACTTCGACGTTTACGCTTGGTGTCTTTGGCATACTCTTTAATGAGTCTATCATTGGACTTAACATAGTCGATTCTACCACGCAACTCTTCGACAAACGCTTGTGTCTGCTGTTGTACTCCTGCATCAAGCAATTCACTACTCACTAGTTCGGACAAACCACTCTCTGACAAGTAGCGTACTTTAATGTCCTGTTGCTTCTTCTCTTTCTCGATACGACGAAGAAACGCATACCAACTAATCTGTGTGAAGTATGCAAATGCATTAGGTTTACCAGTTCGTGTAGCAGTCTCCAGATTATAGTTTTCAATTGCTTTAAGGCAGTTTTCTACAGCATCCATTACCATCTCTTCGCGATACGTATATCGGACGAAATTTGCTTTGTGTGATAGTCCTTCACATATCTTTAAAAAGCATTCCGCAATGTAGTTAGTGACGATTGGTGGTACTTCGCCCTTCGCTACTGCGGCATTCTTAGATGCAACATAGTCTACTACCGACTGTGAGAACAGAGCATTATTAACGTAATGCGGTTTCTCTTTCGGTTTTAGTTTCTTTGTTGGTTCTTTCATTATCTTTGCTTACTCGGGTTAAGGGTTTGTGTAACTTCGTTTGTTGGTTTATTATACACTACTTCTTTCTGATTGTCAACCACTCTCTGTCTTAAATCAGACGAAGAGAATCTGTGGGATCTTTCATTGAAGTAGATATGCATACCGCGCTTGCGACAGAGGTCTCTGCCAGTAAATTCTTTATCTTTATATTCTTCGCCAAGTATACGTACATCTATATCGTACATAGAAAGAATGTCAGTGAGGTCACGCTCGGTGCTGTAGGGAACAATCTCGTCAACATACGAACACGCTTGAAGTTGCGTGTAGCGTTCAACGATAGTTTGGATGGGTGCGTTCTTTGTGGGGCGATCTAGTTGTGGGTCAACTTGAAGTCCTACTATAAGATATTCACATTGTTCTTTTGCGTTGCGGAGCATCTGTACGTGACCAGCATGTAGCAGATCGAATGCGGAGCAAGTGAAACCAATTTTCATAATATAATGCCATTTATTTTAATATAGAGTCCATTATACACTATTAATGAACGATTGTCAAGAAGTAAAAATAATTAAAGAAAAAGGTTGACATCCTTTCTCATTTATAGTATAATGCACTTAGCACGTTTTTAATCACAAAGAAAAACTCTTTAGACACTCAGTGAATAATATCATCGTCTTCTGGTTTATTCTTCATAAAAGGAAACTGAACAACATTATCACCATCTTTGCTCATAACACGTTTCATCGATGCTTCTAAGCGTCCTTTATTCTTCTCTAGGTTCTGTGCAAATAATTCTTCTGCTTCAGCAACTTCATCATCCCTATCCTGAGCAATAGCATTCATCTCTTCTACTGCATACATGAACTCGGCAGCAAGATGTTTGTTAGGGCGATTCACCGTAAGAACATGACTCATATCCATCACCATATATTCTTTCTCGCCTTCACAGAAATTAACGAAAGGACGAAACATGAAAATGCTTTCACCAGACTCGTTGACTTGACCATTAATTATCTGCATAACATTTTTAATAATAATTTCTTTAGAGTCTGGAATAGCAGGATCGGTCCACTCTAATACTTCACAGACAACTTCGTGTCCGCTTGCTAACTTAAATTGTGCAAAATCTAATTCGTTCATCATATATCAACCTGAGTTATCTTATAAGGAAACTTTTCACTAGTATATATCTTTATTCTTTCTGCACTATGGCGAAGAGTAAAGTTTGCTTTCTTACCTATATGTAGATCATCTGCTATATCATATAATTTAGCAGTTGAACCATCATCACTCTGCCTTAACCCCCGCCCGATAGACTGGAGTACACGTATCTGAGACTTGCTCGGAGACGCGAATATAATGTTATGCAAATTTCGAATGTTAATACCAGTAGAAAAAGTGCCAAGAGAGGCAACAATGATACAATTATTATGCTTATCAACGATATTACGGATCTGCTCTCTATCTGCTGTCTTCGTCTCCCCACTAACATAGAATATCCTTTGTCCTTCTTTAAGTTTATCTTCTACTAAATCACGTAGAACTTTACCATGTCTATCAACCAAGTTGAATAGTACTAGCGTATTTCCTTTCTGATTGACAGCGAGGTTTGCAATAAAGTTATTGCGCTTCTCGTATGATACAATGAAATCAATCTCTTCTTGGTAAGTCCTGCCTTCGGTCAACTTACAAAACTCTTCGGCATACTTCAGTAGTATGATATCAATATCCAGTTTTGCTAAGGTCTCATTTTCTTGTAGTGCGTGTGTAGTAGTAACACGATGTACTGGACCAAATAGACCCTCTAGTACTAACTTATGTACTTGAGTACCGTCGAGTGTGCCTGTTGTTCCCCACCTGTACTCAGCATTCTTTGCTTTGTTCATAATAGATGATAAGGACTTCGACTTGAATCCATGTACTTCATCACCAAAGATAGCACCATAGTCTTCAAACCAAACTGGGTGTAACTTATAGATGGACTGCCATGTTGTGACAACAATACGCTTATCAGTCTCTTTATCTTTACCAGAATAAATCTTGTGTACTTCGTTATCTACATCCATTCCGTATGATTTAAAGTCAGCATACATCTGCTCAACAAGAGATGTTGTCGGAACAATAACAAGAATCTTCTTATCATGATTCGCCATGTACCATTGCATTAGCAGATAGATGATAAAGGATTTACCAGAACCAGTCGGTGATATTAGAATGCATCGCTTATATGTGATTGCATGTGTTATAGCATCATACTGATAGTCGCGAGGTTTGAATGGAATACCTAAAGTATCCATCCAATTCATGGTCTCTACGTGATTGACTTTGTTAGTTTCGTACGGGAAACCGTAAGCACCTTCGTCCACCTTGATGCCATACCCACGTTGCATAGCAAACTTCTTTATAGCATAGTATAACCCTGCATTGATCTGTCCTGTGTTACGATCCAACATTCTTATCTTGCCGTCCCACAACCGCTTCTTTACAGCGGGCATGAACTTCGCACCAGGAACTTCAAATGTAAAGTGTTCACTCAATTCATGGACCACATCAGGGTCACACTCCACCAATTGGAGCATCGAGTAATCTTTCATTTTCAGGGTTATTGTTTGCATTTAGAATCCTGCTTCAAATTGCTTCCATCGTATCATATTTCCGATTGTCTGGTGTCGCCACTTAATGTTCTCGACGATTTCTTTCAACACATCGATTAGTTCTTTTATATATGTGATCCTTGCTTCGCTCTTCATGATCTCGGGATCAGAGTTATAGTAGTAATCCATTTCCCCTTTAAGAATCTTCAGACCATCAAAAGGATCAGGATTCCAACCCTTCTTCTCGATCTCTTCGCGAGACATCTTGCCTTGGTAATATAACCACTTATCTTTAAGTAGTAATTTCTGCTTGAACTCCACGTCCTTTAACTTCAGTCGCGAGTCAGAGAGTAATGTTAGATACTTAGCATGGAGACGGGGTGTCTCCTGGGAACTAACGTCTAATTGGTTAAACTCAATTTCACAGTCTTTCTTCCATTCTTGTAGAACAGTTTGTAAATCCATAATATTTCACCTTAAAAATGTAGTTAATAACTACACTATTATATCACACAAAATCAAAATAGTCAAACTTAAACGATACTGGGAACGTAATAAACTGTCCATCGTTGGTCGAAGCAAAGGTAATATCACCTAATGATATAGGAAATGAGTTGACATACTTCAGTTCTCTTGCAACATTATTGCCGCTAGTCAGCACTGCCACTCTAATATCACAGTAGTGTGCGACATCACTTATACCACCTAGAAGTCTACCAGTATTAGGTCTGTGTGGTGTTTCAACCATTCTTTCCATCCACTGAAACAGTTCTTCGTAAGTATTCATGTTCTCGTCCATTAGAATATCCATAGACAATGTGCCGAACCCGACTGTATCACCTGTCAATGCAACAGACGCTCTTCTGTAACCAACATCAACAGCATTCATCTCCATAGAGGGATGCATTACTTGCTGTGCGAAGAATTGTAAATTAGGAAAGTTCTCACGAGATATTGTGATCTTAAATCCAGTTGGTGCGAGATAGTTAGTATCGCATGTAAAGTCAGTCATTGTTTCTTACTCCAGTTTATACAGATATTTATACAAGTTTTAACTTAGTATCCACCAGTCTTAAACCATCCTTTTCCTTTAAGATGAAACCCACCACCACCAGCAACAAAGACTTTCTTTAGTTCTTCCTCTTTACATTTAGGACAAGTAGTCAATGGATCGTCTGACATTTTTTGCATCACTTCTAATTTATTTTCACACTTCTTACATTCATAATTGTATGTAGGCATCACGTTTCTCAGAGTTTAATTATAGAACTATTTAGCAGACAAAAAAAACCCCTCCGTGAGGAGGGGTATAAAGATTAAAACAAGTTTCTTATTATTATCTTTTCTACTACAGTCTTATGCGAGGATGTTGTCTACGCGGAAGAT